CGGAGCTTGTCGAGGCTGCGAACCGTAAACCGATCATGCAGGCTTCGGATATTGCCGGGGCGTGCGGCACATGCCTGCGCGCAGCGGCTTGACGGAGGTATGACTGATGGCCGCCGCTAAGCCCGGCCTCCCCGAAGAGGTGAAAGTCTTCATCATCAACGCCTTGGCGGCATTCGACACGCCAAGCCAGGTTGCCGCCGCGGTCAAGGACGAGTTCGGTCTGGAGGTGAGCAGGCAGGTCGTGCAGGCACATGACCCGACCAAGTTCGCCGGCCATGGCCTAGCGGCGAAGTGGCGCACGATGTTCGAGGATGCGCGACGGAAGTTCTTGGAAAACGTCAACGACATCCCGATCGCGAACAAGGCGACACGGGTCCGCGCGCTCAATCGCATGGCGGTGAAGGCCGAGACGATGAAGAACTTCGCGCTCGCGGCCCAGCTCCACAAGCAGGCCGCCGAGGAGATGGGCAACGCCTACACGAACCGGCGCGAGCTGACGGGCAAGGATGGCAAGGATCTGCCCAACGCCGCCCCCGCCGTCGCCATCTTCGCGCTGCCGGATAATGGGAGGGATGGGTGAGCGACATCATGCCGTTCGCAGACCCAGCCGACGACGAATGGCGCGGCACGAAAACCCAACGCGATGCTCTCCGGCAGAAGTTCGGAGGCCGGTGCGCCTATTGCGGCGGTGAACTAGGCAAGACCATGCACGCCGATCACATGGAACCGGTCATCCGCGTGCAGCCATCGCCGTGGAACGATCTGGATACAGTCAAGCTGATGAAGCCCGAGCGCAATCGTGTTGGCAACATGATGCCCGCCTGCGCGCCGTGCAACATACACAAGGGCGGCTATACTCTTGAGGATTGGCGCACATATATCCAGCGCTCAGCCGAGATCGTTCGCAAGCAGACTTCAACGTTCCGCACCGGCGAACGCTTTGGCGTCATTGCCGTTCGCGAAGACCCTATCCAGTTTTATTTCGAGCGCCAGCAAGCTGCTGAATGACCACCCTCGCCGCCCTCCGTGCATCCGCTTTCCAGATTGTCCCCGGTCAGACCATCATGCCGCAGGAAGGCCCCCAAACGGCCTTTCTCGGGACTTCCGCGGACATCGCGATCTACGGCGGCTCGGCCGGCGGGGGCAAGACATGGGCGCTGCTGCTCGAAGACCTGCGCCACATCCACAACCCCGGCTTCGGCTCAGTCACCTTCCGACGCTCCACGGTGCAAATCCGCAATGAGGGAGGCCTGTGGGACGAGAGTGCGAACCTCTATCCGCTGGTGGGCGCCGAGCCCAAGGAGCATGTCCTGACATGGACGTTCCCCAGCGGCGCCACAGCCAGCTTCGCCCACCTCGAACACGACAAGACGCGGTTCAACTGGCAGGGCTCGCAGATCCCGCTCATCAAGTTCGACGAGCTGACGCATTTCACGCCGACGCAGTTCTGGTACATGGTCTCGCGCAACCGCTCGATGTGCGGCGTGCGGCCCTACATCCGCGCCACCTGCAACCCCGACGCCGATAGCTGGGTCGCCGAACTCATCGCGTGGTGGATCGATCAGGACACCGGCCTCCCCATCCCAGAGCGCTCGGGTAAGCTGCGCTGGTTCGTCCGCGTCGGCGAGGACTTGAAGTGGGCCGACGATCCCGCCGATCTCGCACAATACACCATGCTCAACGACGCCGGCGAACGCGTGCCGATTCCCGCGAAGTCCCTGACGTTCGTCCCGGCCAAGCTGACCGACAACAAAGCGCTGATGGCGGCCGATCCGGGCTACATGGCATCGCTGCTCGCGCTGCCGCTGGTCGAGCGCGAACGGCTGCTCGGCGGAAACTGGAAGATCAGGCCGGCGGCTGGGCTCTACTTCCAGCGCGCATGGTGCCGCGTCGTCGATGCGGTGCCGGCGGGTACCGTGTTCGGACGAGGCTACGACCTTGCCGCGACGCCACCCACGGCCGAGAACCCCGATCCCGACGCGACCGATGCGACCAAGATCGGGCGCACGCCGGATGGCCGCTACATCGTGGTCGATAATCGCTGGACGCAGGCGACGCCGGCCGGCGTGGAGCGGTTCATTCTCAACACCGCATCCGAGGATGGCCGGGCCTGCACCATCTCACTGCCGCAAGACCCTGGGCAGGCCGGCAAGTCGCAGGGCCAGCAATTCGTGAAGATGCTGGCGGGCTACAACGCCCGCGTCTCGACCGAAACCGGCGACAAGGTCACGCGCTTCTCGCCATTCTCGGCGCAGTGCGAGGCCGGCAACGTCGATGTACTGCGCGGGCCGTGGAACGAGCGTTGGTTCACGGTGCTGGAGGGCTTCCCTGTCGCCAAGCATGACGACGCGGCGGACAGCACGTCGCGAGCGTTCGAGATCGTGTCACTGGGGTCGACGTACAGCCTCAACAATCTCTAGGCAATCGAGTCAGGATCGGGACCGGGGCCGGGGGCGGCATCAGTCTGATTGCGCTCAGCCCTCTTCTCTTCAGCTAGGCGAGCAATTTTTGCGAAGCGCTCGTTCCGTTCATGCCGAACAACATACCACTCCTGGAACAGTGTCTCGACCAGTTCGACCAAAAGCTGCGCTTCATCCGGATCGACATCGATGATCAGGTTGATGTCTTTTTCCATATGAGCGCCGATGTTGCCGATTGAGCGGACGGCATCTATCGCATCAAGGGACCAATGCGTCACACCCTCTGGGGCCGTGCCCGCATCAAGTGCAGAGCGCAGCGACTTTATCTCACGGTCGAGGGTTCCACGACTTATTCCGCAGAAGTCCCGGATCATTCCTTGCAAACACCTCCTGATGAGTGTCGCAGCGGCTTTCGGGCTCAGATTCTTGATCTGACACGCCTCGTAATAGTCTTGCCTTAGTGGCTCGGGGATATAATCCGGCTGAGGTTTTGCCCCATTTACAGAGGTGAGGCTTGCACACTTTAGGATTTTAATCGGCGACACCAGTCGATATTTTCCATCGGGGAAATAGTGGTCGTTTGCAATCATCGCCGACAACGTCAGCTTCCTACATAAGTTGTTGGCGCATCCTATAGCGTCGATCTGGACGCTTAGGCTGCCCTCAGCCAGAGAATCTATATCGATATGGTTCGTGACGGTGGATTGCTTAGTTGCTGTCACCACCTGCGCAAACTGGCAGTGCGGGCATGTCCAATGAAAAGTCATAAATGGTCGCCATTAAAGTTGATGAAGGACGATGGCGCGCCGATCTGATTCGGGCAATTAGCGATGACCAGCCGTAATCGGAGCGCCGTCCGCCCCTGATAACTGCCCCCATGGGCGCGATCGTTCGACTAGCCGACCGACTGGTCAATCTGATGTCGGGCGCGGGCACGACTGCCGACAAGCGCACGTTCGCACGCTACGCCGTCTCCTATCTCGACCAGCAGCAGATCGAGGCGAGCTATCGCGGCTCGTGGCTGATGCGGAAGGCGATCGACCTCCCTCCGTATGACATGACCCGTGCGGGCCGCGACTGGAAGGCTAAGGCGGACCAGATCGAGAAGCTGGAGGCCGAGGAGCGCCGGCTGCAACTGTGGGACAAGCTGCGGCGCGGTCTGGTGCTGGGGCGTCTCGGCGGCGGCGCGCTGATCCTCGGGATCAATCAGGGGCGGCCCGAAGAGCCGCTGGACACGACCCGCATCCGCGCCGGCGATCTGAAGTTCGCCTATCTCACGAGCCGCTGGCGCCTGGCGCTCGGCCTGCCCATCACCGATCCGGCCTCGCCGTGGTTCGGCCAGCCTAGCTACTTCGAGATGACGCCCGAGGGACAGGTTCCCGTTCGCGTCCACCCATCGCGCGTCATCGCATTCCGGGGCCAGCAGGTGCCCGACATGCAGACGACCGACTGGAATACGCTGTTCTGGGGCGACCCCGTCGCGCAGTCGATCCTCGACGCGATCCAGAATGCCGATGCCGCGCAGAACGGGTTTGCCACGCTGATCGATGAGGCAAAGCTGGACATCATCAAGATGCCCGACCTCATGCAGAACGCGGCCACGGCTGAGTACGAGCAGCGGTTCATGGAGCGCCTGCGCCTCGCCAACATGGGCAAGTCCACCCACCGCGCGCTCGTGATCGACGCGGCCGAGGAATGGAACCAGCGCCAGATCAATTGGGCGGGGATGCCCGACGTGATCGCGGCCTATGTCCAGATCGTGGCCGGCGCCGCGGATATCCCGGCGACGCGGCTGCTCGGCAAGAGCCCCGATGGCATGAACGCCACCGGCGAAGGCGACGAGAACAATTATCGGACCATGATCGCCGGGCGGCAGGCGGCCGACCTGAAGCCGCTGATCGACCAGATTGACGACGTGTTGATCCCCTCCGTGCTGGGCACTCGCGATCCCAATGTCTCATGGGAGTTCGCGCCGCTGTCGGTGATGAGCGAAGCCGATGCGGCAGACGTGGCGCTGAAGAAGGCGCAGGCGACGCAAGTCTATGTGAACAGCGGCCTCGTGCCGACGATCGCGCTGGAGAAGGGTGTCCAGAACCAGCTTGTCGAGGACGGCACCTATCCAGGGCTCGACGGCGCGCTGGCGGAACTGAGCGACGAGGAGCGCTTCCCGTCCCTCTCCGCACCCGATCCCAACGAACCTGATCCGTCTGCGATGCAGGCGGGTGGCGCACAGCAGCCGAAAGGAGGTGATCCGGTATCCGCCGGCGCGGGTGGCTCCCCGGCTGCCCGCCGCCGTGCCAAAGACGCCTTGGTGATCCTCCGCGATGCAGGTCTGAGCACAGACGCGCTGGAAGAGTTCCGGGCCATCATCGACGAGGAGGTGGGCGACACGCCAAGCCTCCCTTTTGATGACGCCTACGATCCCAACCAACCCCGCGATCCGCGTGGTCGCTGGACCAGTGGCGCCGCGTTCGTAGAAGCCGTGCTGGCCGGGCGAACTGACCACGCGGCACAACACCGGCTAGGGACAGTTCCAACGCACGTCCAAACCCGCCTAGATCAGCTCGGGATCACACGGCGGCCGGTGTCCGTCGCCTTGGACCATAGCGGGGTGCGGCACAGCATGCTCCGGCATGGCGGCGACAGCCGAGGGCAGAAGCCGCTCGCGGCCAGCGATATCGCTCTGGCGCGGCAGATCCTTTCGAACGCTGAGATCAACCGCGGGAACCCGCCGGTGCGCAACGGCTCGCCCATGATCTTCACGCGAGCAACGATCGGCTCGCACACTTATGACGCAGTGTTCGAGGTCCGGAAGTACCGAATCGTTCTGACATCGATGCGGAAGAGGTGAGGTCCGTGCTGCCCCCATGCCTGCCGCTTGTGGCGGCCCCTGGGCGGCTGACGTCCGAAACGACGCACGGCGCTGATGAGAACAATACCGGAAGTCGGGTAAAGGTTCAATGAAGGAGTGACCCGTGGCCAGCGCCCCCGCCCCCGAGAACCACGAGACCGACCGCAGGCGCCGCGAGGAAGAAGCCGCTGCCCTTGCTCTCCTGCTGCACGGTCGGACGAAGCGCTACGACCTGCCCGCGCTGATCCGGCAGGCCAAGGTGCGCCCGCGCCGCTTCACACAGATCCGGCCGACGAACGCGCTGAAGGCTGACCTCGCGGCGCCCTACTTCGACATCACGCGGGCTTGGGCGTCAGAGGTGGACGCGCTGATTGCGGCCTACCAGCGCGGCCCCATCGCTATCCAGACCCAGCTCGGGCTCAGCACCTCGCAGGTCGAGCAGATCGTCGCGACCGCCAAGCGTCGCTTCCCCGCGATCGTCCAGCGCATCGAGCAATGGCACCGGGTCCAGTGGTCATCCCGCGTCCGCGCCAGCACCGGGCTAGACGTGACGCTGCTGACCCAACCCGACGACGTGGTGGACGACGTGGACGCCACGACGGCGTGGAACCAGGCGCTCGCCGACGACGTGCATCGGCAGGTTGGGCATGGGATCGCGACGGCGCTGCTGGCCGGTGCTGCGGCATCAGTCCCGCCGTCCGAGGTGAGGGCGCGCGTGGCTGAGGTCATCGCCAAGGCTCGCAAGCGCTCGGCCGGCATCGGCGACGATCAGGTGGATAAGCTCAGTCGGGCCATGGATCGCAGCCGGCGGCAGGCGGCGGGGGTGACGACGTTCCGCTGGCGGCATACGCCGCAACGCCACCCGCGCGACTGGCACAAGGCTCGAGATGGGCAGACCTTCACCGAGGAGACGGCACCCGAGCCTAGCGATCGGGCCGGGGTGCCGCCGTTTTGTAAGTGCTGGGAAGAGATGGTTCTGACTACTTCCGCCTGATATTTGAGGCAACGCTGCTTCCAGCGCCGGCTACCGCACGGATCAGCGAGTTGATGTTTTGATTCAGCATCTTCAACTGGGCAATAATCTCATCTGCTTTTTCGTCGGTCATGACTTTCCTCTCTTGCGCGCGAGTCGCGCATGACAGGATCGTCAGGCAGCAGATGCGACCTCGGAACCGGGAATTGGCACCAAATTGGATGAATTGGGTGACGGCGTAGCCCGGCTATTCCATTTGGCCGCCTAAGCGGAGTCCTGCTGTAGCCACCGGAGGCTCGCTCGCCGCCACCCATCCGCTTAATGGCGCGGCCCGATCCATCGCAGGGGACATTCCTGGGGGCTCAATTCGGATCGCCGGTCGAACTTCCCCAACCCCCGGCGAAAAAGGCCCATGTCGCGGAACCCCTGCGCCTCTTACCGACTAGCGGCCCCGGAGGAACGGGTCTGTCGCGGGTTGTGGGGACTGTCGCCAAACGATCCAGACCAATTGCCACATTGCCCGCGCCCCTTTCGGGGAACTGGTCGGGAGGCCCGAGCTTTCGCCGAACTCAAGGAACGCCCGTGACCGGCCGCACCTCCCGATGTCCTACGGTCTAAAGCCGGGGTTTCGGCGACACCGCAGCGCCTTGGCCCCCTACTAACCCGACTCCCATCCCTCCGCTTTCCGACTTCAGCGCCCCTCATCTACGGGCTCCATCGGCAACATTGGTCAGATCAACGCCAAGCTTTCGCCACGGGATTCAATCTCGTGCCGGTCTTTCCCGACTGTCAGGGCTGGTTAGGCCCATCGATCATGATCGCCTCCTGCATGGTGCCGGGCTGCTCTCAAGCGATGTTGCGAAGATAGTGGTGACGTTGCCTAAGTCAAGCGAGTTGTGTAAGTGGCTGTTGTGGCCAAACAGGCGCATCGGTACGCATCCCGCATGGAGAAGAAGGACGTGAGGGTTCAGCTGGTGATCTCGCAGAGCGAGATCGATGCGCTCGATGAATGGCGAGCCAAGCATAAGGTTTGGTCGCGTTCCGAGGCTATCCGCCAGTTGATCGCTGAAGGGGTAAAGCGTGGGAATCAGGCCAAGTAGCAAGCCGAGCCCGGCGGCTACCGGGCCCGGCTCTAACCACAACGAACAGTGAGGTTCGAGATGGCTGAACTTTCCCTATCACTCCGCTGGGAGCCGTTCCAAGGTTCAAGCGAACAGGCATTCCTTGGTCAGGTGCCGATCGCTATGATCGGGCAGATCGACGCCGACCCTGCAATATGGTGGTTCAAGGTTGATGGCGTCTACATGAAGTGGATCGGCAAGGGTTTCGGTCATGTGAAGGGCAAGGCATCCGCTCGACGTGCGGTGAGGCGCGCATGGGCGGCTTGGCTTGAGCGCGCGGAGTTGTCCCATGCCTGACAGCATGATCGAGCGCGTGGCGCGTGTCCTGTTCCAGCGCGATCCAGGCCCATATGGCGATTGTGTGGAATGGGCCATTGAGCAGGACTTCGGCTGGTGTGATCGCGTAGGTGATGCTCGCGCCATCCTCACCGCCTTACGCGACCTACCGCCAGCCTTGCGCGATAAAGCCTGCGAGAGCGAAAACGTCATAGCGTGGGGCGACTATGGAGAATTCTGGACCGCTGCCATCGACGCGGCGCTGGCGGAGGGGGTGTGATGGAAAACGGGCCAATCCAGTATTCGGTTAGCCAGAGCAAAGACGGAAAGTGGCGCATCGACACAGCGCAACTCAAGGGCGAGGTGACACACCATAGCTTTCTGGCCGAGGAGTTTGCGTCCGACCTGAGCAGTACGGAAAACCTCGACGAAACCGGCTTGTACTCGCTGTTAATCGAGCAACCGTCGTTGGACGCTCAACAGGGATCCATTACGGCGATTGTGACGACCTATTCGTTCGAGCAAACGCCGCCGCATGCGGATTTGCTGGCGCGAGTGGGCCGTATCGCGTCCGCGGCTCCGGCAGCGTTTTTGGCAGCGATCGGCACCAGCGTCATCAAAAAGCCCAAGCCCGAGGAAATTCATCCGCTGG